TGTAGGAGTGGCCCAGGTTCTTCAAACGCATCAGCGCCGAGCCACCCAAAGGCTTGCCGGTCATGGTGTTCTGCCAGTAGTGGGCGTACCAGATGCCGTCAAGGTTGACCGGCTTTAGGAAGGGGTGTGCTTGCCATCCTGAGGATTGGTAGTTAAGGTCTTGCGTACTAATGACCCCTTCCAACTGCGCGTCCGATTCCACCGCGCGGTTAATGCGATCTTCATGGTTTCCAAGAAGTAAGTGTCGCTCAGGGAGCCATAGCCCGTGCTTTGTTTTTTTCCGGTTCGCATTGAACTCCCTCAGAGCTTTGTTAAGTATGTCAAAGGCTTCGTTCGCCGCGGCGATGTCCTCTTTGTAGCGCCTGCCCTCCATGCTCTTCTTGCCCTTGTCGTAGGACGAAAGCGAAGGCATGTCGGCGTGGTCGCCAAGGTGGACAATCTTGATGGGCTTGTCGTGGAAGTGGTCCACGATGTACTGCCCAATCCAGCGGAGATGGTCTGTCGGGACACCGGCCTTAGCCTGAGTGTCAGGGATAACTACATGAGTAGTGGCTACAGGAAGCAAGGCGGGACCTCCTTGGTCCTCCTGATTCTACCATGTTATGTGCTATAAGTGGTGCATTAAGCCTTTTAATGCGCTTCGGATGATACACAAGCCTGAGCGATTTCCGCTGGGGTGCAGGTGTAGACGTCGTTGAGTTCCATCAACGGCTCAAAGCCAGCGAACCAGAGTGACGCCGCCGCCAGCCCTGAGCAAATCCACGTGTCGCCACGACGCAGGCAGACGGCATCGGGGAGCAACATATCGAACGCCGCCGAGAGAATCGAGAGCCACGAGTAAGCATCGCCCACCTGCGCCCGTGCAAACTTCAGGAGCTTTGAGCGGTCGGCAGAGAGGGGTAAAGGGATGACCTCGTAGCGTCCACCCGGAGCGACCGAGGACAACTTCTTGTCGTTGGTTACTCCGCTGGCTTCGGCTTGGATGACGTACCACTCTCCATCCACCAGCCGGTCAAGAATTGCAATGTGGTTCCACTCTGCGTACCGGCTGTCTTGGAGTCGGCGCTCGGCCACACGGATAGAACGACCGAGGATACCTCGGCTGTGACAGAGAACGAGATCCCCGGGTTTGAATTCACTCATTGTCCTTCCTCGTGGTATTCCTCTAGGTCCTCTTCGACCTTGATGATTAGCCCTTTGAGTTCCTCAAACTGTGCCGACTCCATCGCCAAGATTTTTCGGATGACCTTGGCGTCGTTTTTGGTTTGCTCAAACATCGCAATACCCACGACGAGTTCGATGAACACGGCCATGTAGGATGCCGAGAAGTTCCACCACTCAAGGACGAGGGGTGAGCCGATAATCCAGCAGATAGCGGTAACAAGGGTGATGTACCCGACGAACGACCAGCGGCGGATACGAGCCTGCACCAGCCATGACAGGTGTTCGCCCAGGCCGATTTCATCGCCGGTAATGGGGTGACGGTACTTCGGCATTACAACCCTTCATGTGCGCCAAGGTGACGAGCGAATTCGATGTTCAATTCTTGGACACTCTGTTCGATGCGGTCAATAGCATCACGCATGGACGAGCCGTGGTTCGGCTTGAGTTCAGCCTGCATCTCACGCAGGTTGTCTGCCACCGACCGAGACAGAGCATTGTGGACTACGCGCCAGACGCCGATGACGGCGCCCGCAACAACGACGATTGCTTCGGTGATGTACCAGAAGTTTGCTGAGGTGAGAACGTTCGCCATCATGCGGGCGGCATCCGAACGGGCTTGTTGTTGTTGGTAACGTTGCGCAGGAAGGTCTGGGGTGTGCGTCCATCTGAAGGGTAGCCACGCGAAGGGGCGATTTTCGGGGGGTTGACCCAGCAATAGCCGGGGCCACCCTGCTGACCATGGCTGACCGTCAGCACGTCTGTGCCGTAAATCTCCACGATGATTGCCACGTGTTCGCCCGTGCCTCCGCCATAAACCACGTAGTCACCGACCTCAATGTCGTCAATGGTGATGCCCTTCAGGGTCTTGGTCAGCAGAGGGATGTGTTCCTCGTGGCTCAAGAACGTGCCGGTGTAGCCCTCGTGGTTGAAGCCCAGACCGTTCGGGTCATTGCCGTTCGCCCACCAGGCGTAGAGCGTGCAAGAACCAGAGCAGTCGGTGTTGACTGGGAACTTGATAGGCCATACGCCGATGGCAGCCATGCGGTCGCCGCCTTCGGAATAATTAAACTTGGCGTGGTTCGCAACGGCCCAGTTGGCCCATGCGACTTCGGCTTGGCGGTGGTCAATAATTGCCATATGGCTCCTTATGCGGTGGCTGGGGTGGTGTATGAGTAAGGTCCGAGGGTCTTAAGGGTGACAACGCAGTCGCCTTCAAACCCGTTTTCGTAGTTGCCTCGACGCTTGTGGGGAATCCAGTCAAGCGATTCAATGATGGCAATGTTGGCGCTGAGTGGACCTTCTTGATACGTCACAAGGTTCTGAGATTGACGCAAGGACTCAAGCCAGTAGAAGTTGTCGTAGGGGTCCATGTAAACTTCGGCACCATCCACGGTGTCCACCGAGAAGAACTGAAGCACCACGCTGATGTTTGTACCGGACACCACGTTTGGGAACGACTTGAGCGTCCAGCGGTACATGATTGGCGTAGTCGTGTTGCTGGTTCCAGCGTGCAAGGTCATAATCACTTGGAACTGTGATGACTTCGGGTTGGAGATATTGTTGACCGTAGGCATTGGGTATTCTTTAATCGCGGTGCCTATGGCCGTAGGTGACGTGAACGAAGAAACTGGTAGCGTAAGCGAGACCGCAGGTTCAAGCGGTTCACACACCACGTTTGCTTGGATGTAGGACGTGCTTGGCGTGACGCCACCGTACTCAAAGTACACAGGCGCTTTCTGGTCGGGGACGCCGTAGTCAAAGATGGACGTGGTGAGCGTGCCAGCCGTGACGTACTTGCCCTGCGTAGAGGTAACGGTGATAATGCCGTTCACGTTCACGCCGTTTGGTTCGTACACACCGAGGCCGCCGATAGCCATGGTCGGCACGTTCTTGACGGGGTTCCACGCCAGGGTGTTTATCGTGCCAGCGCCGGACACCATGAGGTCGGAGGCGTAGACCGGAGCGAGAGGGTCGCCAGCGATGAACGTGCCAAGGTCCAGCTTGCCTAGCCCGGTGCTACCGAGGTAGAGCGACCGGCTTGCGTTCGTTGCCGTGGCGTTAGCCGACATCGTGAGAGTCGTACCATTTACTGCCGTGATAGTGGTACCAGTCGGGATGTTCAGGCCGGAGATAGCCTGACCAACATAGGGCAGGCTGGTGTACGTATTAAGCGTGACCGTGGATGAACCATTGGTGATAGAAGCGTTAACTAACTGCGAGTCGTAGTTGTTCCACGCAAACCACACAAAGCGACCGTCCCCGACGATGGCGGTGACTGGGGAGTTAATCGGCTGAAGGATGTTAGGAATCAGCGGGCCAGCCTTGAGGTCGCCAGTTGCCGTAGCGGTGGGGTCGTAGATGCTCAACGTCTGCGCCATGCGGATACCGCGATTGGTGCCGATGAAGATGTAGTTGAGGTAGGACGCCAGCGCCGTAGGGTACTCGTCAGGCGACATGGGAAGCGCCTGAACCGGCGTGACCAACTGCCACGGCTGGGCTACCTGAGCGGTGGTGATGGTCTGCGTGTTGGTGGATGACGTCGTGCTTGATCCGAGCAAGTCAGAACGGTAGATGCACCCGTTCCCCTTAGCGTTGCTGTGGTTTGAGTAGCCAGCGAAGTACACCTGCGTCTCGCCGCCGATGGCTTTGCTCCACGTCCACGAAGGGTCAGGGTGCGTCCACAAAAGGTCGGCCGCGCTGTTGCCACCAATCTGACCGCCGATAGTCTGGGCGCCATACGTGGTGTTAGAAGGGTTCGTGCCTCCAGCAAGTTGAATAGTGATGACGTTGCCGGAAATGTTTGAAATGTTCCACACGCCGTTGTATGGGCTGGTAGTTGCCGTTGCGGTACCGCCAGTAAAACCGACCGTAGTAGTGACGTTCTTGGTGCGCCACGAGAACGTATTTGTTGAGGTATTTACTGCCGTGACTACGGCATTTTCGGTGACGCTACTGCCTGAGTAGCCGAGGCTGAGGGCAATAGAGTTGCCGACCTGCAAGCCGTGAGGATAGCCACTCGTACACGTTGCCGTCACCACGCCACTTGACAGGGATATGGAGGCGATAGTGGCGAGGGTTTGCGTGCCGGAGATGGTAATGCTTTGCCCCACCACGAACCCTGTGTTAACGCCAGCAAGCTGAACAAGTGCAGAGCCACCGTTACCGATACCCGAAATGGCTTGCGATGCGATGGTGGTACTAGGCGCAGAACCGTAGACCGGAGCCGTTGAGGAAGATCGAGGCTGAAAGGCGTAGAGGTAGGGGCCGTTGCCAGCAATGAGTTGGTCGTTAGCCCACGCCACCATCGTGTAGGCGCCAGTAACGAAGTTTACAAAATTGCTAACGCCAGGCTGGGCGAACCATATGCCATTGTTGGTAGCGATGTAGACGTAGGAGTTAGCCGTAGCGATGTCGTAAATTGTGGTGACGCCGGTAAGACCAGTAATCGCGTTAGAGCCAGTCCACACCGAGCCGACCGTACCAATGCCGGTGTAGTACGTGACGGTGGCCGACGAGCCGTTACTGGATGCAACTACCATGTATCCGTTGCAAGCAACCGCCATGATGTTTGAGGTTGCCGTGCTGGTGCCGTCCATGCGGTAGGTGTCGGGCAAAAGCGTGGCTTGGTAGGGGTAATTGAATACGTCCACGCCCTTGCTGGAGTAGAAACGCCCCGGCTGGTCATCGTCCTTGTGGTCAAGGTACTGCTGACCTGCGCCCTGATTCCACTCACGCTGCTCACGACGCCATAGACCTTCGGTGTTGACGGTGCCTTCACCCATGATGTTCGTCATCTGGATAGCCTGGCGCTGTCCGGGGATGGACTTGTGGCGGAAGGCTTCGCGGCGGTACGGCTCAAAGGAAGTGTCTACGGGGAACGTGCGAGTCTGCGCCGCGTAAGAGCCGGTGCCGTCAGGATACGGCACACCATTAGCATCGGTGATAGAAACGGCATAACCGCCGAGTTCTGCAAGACCGGGAGTAGACGTATAACTAATCGTCACCAGGCACGCACCTTCGTGTACTGACGAGTGAGGCGGTCGGCTTCTTCGGAGATACGCTGGGCGCGTCGCATGATGAGCGCGTTCACCGAACCAGCCACAGCACCAGGCGTAACTTCCTGAGCCTTACGTGGGTCGGGCTGGGATTCCATAAAGTTACGGCTAATCTCACGTGGAACCGTCAAGTCAATCTCGGCACCGAGCGCGGGGATGTCTAGCATCGTCGGCGTCATGTTCGGGATTGTGACAGGCGCGGCGGCGTTGATGGTGATGGAGCCGGAACTGGTGTGCGTGGCGGAGTTGCTGAACGTGACTTGATTCGTGCCGGTGTTGATGGCGGTAATGACCGTGTTGGCGGGGATGTAGGTGTACGCACCGCTCGTGTCGGCTACGGGCATACCAGTGTAGAGGCCGACCGTGCTACTCGCCGTGACTGTGGACGATCCCACGGTGGTCGCGGCGGTGAACGAAGTTACGACGCTGGTGGTGTATCCGTTGAAGGGTGGCGCCTCGTCGTTGGTACCGGGAGTGTTAAGCAACGAGTCAGCCGAATTGACCAGCTTGATGAACGGCGCCGAGTAGGTGACGTAGATAGGCAAGCCAGGCCAACCCGGCTCGTACAAGACCAAGCCCTTACCGGACGGGAACGAGGGGTCGGTGCTGTTCTGTTGCCAACGGATTACCTTCCATCGCTTGATGGCGGGGAAGGTTCGATATGGCGGAGCAATGCGATAACGGACTTCAAGAACGTCAATGAAGTTGTCGGGAAGGGCGCCGAGGTCGTAACCAGCAAAGACAGGATTATAAGTAAGTTCAGCAACACCCACGCGGAACAAACCGTTGCTAGGAGAGCTAAGAGAACGTAGATCATCGTTGATTGCCACCCCAATGTCGAAGCGCGAATAGCGAGGGTTGATGTAGGCCAGCGTACCGTTCACGTGCGCCGACGCTTGCGATCCGTTGTAGCCACGAGACACGGTAGCAGTCAGGGTGTTACCGTTCCAAGAGAGAACGTACACCAACTCCAAGTCAATCGCCAAAAGAACACCTGGCATGATGCTGGCAGTTTGGGCGCCGGAGAGCGTGATGGTTGTGTCGGACGAAGCAACGGCGGCGCTAAGAGTTACGGCACGCTCACGGACGCCGCCCATCGTGCGACGGTAGACCTTCTCAATGACGTCGCCAAATGTCTGACCGCCTGTTGAGGTACTGGACGAACCGCCTACTGTAATAATGGATGGCATTTAGTTTCCTTGTCCTATGAAAGCCCAACCCAGATGGGTGAGCCGCTAACTGCTGGGGTTCCCGAGATGGTCGTGGGGAGCGAGCCAACGGTCAGCGTACTGCAACGCTGGTTGAGGGTGTTCGCCGCGAC